GCTTTGTTTTTCATATATACCTTCTTCTTGTAAAAGTACAGGGTTTATACCTTTAAACTTTCTAAAAAACTCTCTGTTATATACAGCTTCAGCAGCTTTATATTCCTCATAAGTTGTAGCACCTTTTAATCTAGGGTCACCTTTAGGATTATATTCTGCAAGTCGTGATCTAGCGTAAGCTGTTACAGCTCCTTGTTTCATAGCTGGGTTCATTTTCCTGAACTCTTCAGAGGTCCAGATGTCACCACCATTAACTCTCCATAAAGCAGCAGCTTCGTCTATAGCTATACCCTCTTCTAGAATACCAGCTTTAGCATCTCTATAAGCGTCAACTTCTTCGTCACTAAAACCGTTTTCATAATACCACTCATAACCTTTAGCAATGTCCTCTTCTCGCTTTTGATCTTCGCGTTGCTTAAAGATGTCCCCGAGAGTTCCAGACATATTGGCTAGTAGCATCATATCTTTACCAGCATCCTGTGCTGCGTTTTTGTAATTACTTAGTTCTTGTGACCAGTAATTATTCATGCCCTCGTTGATTTCTTTGTAGCTATTAATTAAAGGAGCTACATAATCTTCGGACCTTTCGGGCTCAAAAGAACCACCTTGAAATGAGTCTGTCATAATTTAAAATCCATACATATCACTACCAAATATACTACCTGAAGTAGTAAAATCAGGAAATGAGTTTACAGGCATATCGAAACTACTGAATGATCCGACTCCTCCAAAACTTCCTAAGTCTGAAGTGAATGAGCTGTAATCTATACTACCGGGTGAGAAGTCATAATTTACATCCATACCGATACCTTCAGGTGCTCCAACACCTTTGTCAAACATGCCACCTTGAGCTAAAGAACCGAATGCACCCATCATAGCGTTTGCCATAACCATACCTGTGCCTCTTAGTTCTGGAGGATTAGGTGCCATAGATGGTACTGGGTTGAATGCTACTTGAGAAAATAAACCTCTACGATTGCTAACTTGTTTACTTCTAATGTTTTCTACATTTTCTTTAAACTTTTCTCTAGCCATAGCAACACCATAAGCTCGTCTACCTGTGCCTCTTAGATATTCGCCAACATCTATACGTTCGCCTCTAGCTACACTTCTACCAGTTTGACCACTAGCTCTACGTTTACCTAATTTTTTTGATACAAGTTTTCTAAACGCTGCTTCATTTTGTGCTGTTACTTGACCACCTAATCTACGTAAATTAGATTGTGCCTTAGCATAACCACGTTGTGCAGCTAGATCATTTTCGTTTAGATCAATATTATATTTGTTAACTTTAGCGCTATATACAGAGAGCTGTTGATACCAGTTACGCTTACGCATTTCTAAGGCACGTTCATACTCTCTAATTCTTCTTCGATTCTCAGCTTTAATAGCTTTGGCTTGTCCTATGCCACCGAGAATAGCTTTACCCGCTCCGAGTATAGCTGATATTGCCACGGCAAAACTCCATAAATGATAATTGATTAGGTCCGTGTTTTACTTCCCTTAGAAATTTGAACCCTAGGAATCTCAGTAGTTTAATATGTACTTTATTGCGTTTATCCACAATGTTCCATAATAACTTTTCTTTTCTACCCTCTACATATCTCTTTGCTTCTCTAGCAAAAGTAACAGGGTAGTCTTCTATTGCAGGGGTGCATACCATCCAAATCTTTCCATCTGGAGATACGCCTGCCATGCCTGCTAATTGACCATCAGGTACCTTAAAATACACTGAGTCGCAGTTATTTATTCCTACGACTATTGCATTTTCAGGGTCATGTCCATGACCTTCGGTTATTTCTCTGTAGTCATCTGGGCGTAAATTGGAAGCTACTGCAATAGCAGCCTCCAATGTTGCTGGGTGAATGTATTTAGACACGTGTATAATTTCTATTAGTGTATTTACCTTCCCACTGATACGAAACTATCGTAGCCGGTGAAGGGTGTTTAGATTTTACAGTAATTATTAGATTCTTATTTCTTTCATAACAAGGTAATACTCCTGTTACATCTGGTACAAAACCTACAGCGTTTGCATTGTAAGCATCTGCTGGAGTTGATTCTACTTCGTGAGTAAATAAAGGTTTACCTATTCTATTTACTTCCATATGGTAAAATCCAATCTGTCCAAAATTAAATTTAACTCTATGTACTATTAGATCAGATCTTGTATCTCTTCTAGTAGCATTACCAGATCTGTAAGTAAAGAAAATTTTAGGCAACTCTACTTGCATTTCATATTGATAACCAATAAGGAATGTCTCTCCAGACCAGTTTCCTGTTATTTCTAGATTAGAACCATTAATAGTTACATCTGCAAATCTACCTAAATTTGTAAAGTTTCCAGATCCTGAGTTATCAGTATCGTAAGCTGCAATTTCATTAGAGCTTTCAAATCCTGTAGGTTTTGGAAAAGTAGTTTTGTTAGTTGTACTATTATAAGTACCACTACCTGTAGTAACACTTGTACAATGATCTAAATGTATAGGATAATCTTCTCCGGCAGTTACAAAATGACCGTTATCATCTAACTTAATAGAATATTTTAATAACTGATCTTTGTTGTTATTTCTTACTACTACATATAATGCGTCGTCTAACATGCAATGATATTGAACAGTGCCTGTTAAAGTCCATTGAAACCATGCTTGTAATATTCTTTCATTGCCAGAAACAAAATATCTATAACCATACAAAGTAGGTGTATCTTCTTCGCTAAATAATATCAATCCATTTTCTCTAGAATTAGATATAATTTTTAAATCTTTCTCAAATAACTGAGATACTACTTTACTTTGCTCTACAACCTCTGGTTCACCTTCTCTTCTAATATTTGACATCTCAAAGAATCTACTATATTTATTAGCATTATCTAAAAATCCTATAGTAGTTCCTAAGTTAACTGGGTTAGTCTTATGATTAAAGTTGTAAGAAGAAAGTCTGTTTATTTTTGCTGTGTTAGGATTAAGTACATCACTATCTGTAGTCAACATAAATTGTTGATTTTTTGTAAATATAACTAAACCTGTGTTGACCTGTATTGCATCAAAAACAATAGCTGGATATGTAGAACTACAGGATATATCTATAGGGTCTACGTTAGAAAATGTTTGTGCAGTCTTAGCCCAGAAATTAAAGAAGTTTCCCGGACGAGACATAATTACATTTTCATCACTAAGCATTACTAATCTATTTCTAAAGAATACCATTTTATTGATAGTCTTTCCTACAAAAGAAGATTGTGGGTTAGTACCATCAACAACAGTACTACCTACTTGTGCTCCTTCCCATGCTACTTGTGACAAAGTAAATGTTGTAGAGTTAGTTCTAACTAATTGCAATGGCATAGTAGCAGCATCAAAATTAGTCTTATCTCCCGGTCTTACACATTCTTCCCATACACCTTCGCCATCAAACCCGTTGTGAGCAAAAAATTTTAAATAGTAGTCATCTTCTTCGTTTGCACTATTAGCTACCTTTACAACAAATCCATCTTTTGATTGTCGTGGTAGGTCATCTACAGTAAGAACCTCACCAGCTACTACATTTATTAAATCAGTAACAGGTGTAGAAACGTTAAATGTATTTTGTTCAACTCCATTTTGTACATTAGAAGTTCTAGTAATATAAAGACCATTACCTATTTGTTCTACTGTATTAAAGTTTCCTGTAGCTAGTAACTCTGTTCTAAGAGAACCTAGTATTGATTCTGCTGTTACTGTTGTTTTAGTGTCAAAAGATGTAGGGTTAGGTCTAATTAATCCAAGGTTAGCTTGTACTTGTGATGTGCTTATTTCGTCAATAGTTACTTTATAATAACCATCTTTCATATACACATAGAAATAATCGCCCTGTTGCCATCCCTCGCCCCCGTAAAGGAGGTCGTTAGTTGTGTTATACCTTGTTCTATACTCTACGTTCGATCCGCTTCCTACGGGCGTAGACTGACCTGTGGTAGTGATTCTAAAATATAAATTACTTCTACCAGTTTGACCACTTGTGCCTGATGAGTTGTATATATTTACTTGATAACTGAAATTTTGGTTAGATAGAGGGTCACCTGATTGATCTAAGGTACCTCCTACAGCATCGTTATCAACTAAAGTACCACCACTTGTTACCTCAAATATCCTAGTTCCTACATTAGGACCTAAATCATCTGACCCGGGTCCTGCTTCTGAATTACACCTAGTAGTATTATTTACTCTATTTACATGAGTATCCATATGACCATTACTGGTACAATAATTATTACTAGATCTTACCATATCTACGCTGATTCTAGTTGCTGTAGAAACTGTTTGAGTACTTGTAGAATCAAATAAATTTAAAGAATACTGAGCTGCATACTTAACTGTTTTTAGTTCAAGAAATACCTCTGGAGGTCTTAAAGGTTCTATAGTACTAGCCATAGCAACAGTTTTAGTTCTGTTAGTTAAGAACGTAAAATCGTTGATAGTTAGTGTTTGGATATCTTCATCATTACTATGTGTTAGGTAATTAGTCATAGCTGTTGTAGCGCCTGTAACAGTCATCTCTGAACCATCACTGCACTTCCACATATTTATATCGCCAGCTCTACTAACTTGACCAATATATTGTTCATCTTCATCTCTGTAATAATGAAACCACCTACCATTAGCAGTGGAGTTATTGGTCCCGTCACTTAAAGATTTTATTAATTTTCCACCGGGACGTTTAAGTAAACCATGTGTTACATCAGGTAAAACATTGTTTGCAACATTAACCTGTCCCGGAACTTTTAGTTCATCTGGCTGTTGAGAAACTCCACCGGTTAATGTAGGTACTAATTGTGTAACACTTGCCATTATCTAATTAATGCTTTGTAAGGTTGATAGGCGTCGTAGTTTTGTTCGTGTTTAAATCCGAAGAAACTATGATCTCCTTGTTGTGTGTCATACTCCATGACGTTTGCTCTAGTTTGAGCTTCTTGAGTTTGTAATAGCTTAACAAGGTTAACATCACCAACTAACTGTGTAGCTGCTCTAGTGGATGCTTTAGCTATTATATATCTTTGAAATGCAGAAGGTATATCTTCAAAGTCGTAGAGATAAGTTGCGTCTACTAATACATCATTTTCAAATTCAAATGTATGTTTTACTTTGTCGTAGAGTTTATTACCTTTCTTTACTACATCAAGAAGTCTACTTGTTTGTCCTTCATGTACGTCGTAACGTAAGTAAGAACTAGGAATACTAATTTCTTTATTTGCATCAGGACTAATTTTAATACCATACTCGGTGTTAAAATGCCACCCTTCATTCAATACATCTTTTACAGTTTCCACTAATAAATTATGTATAAATGATATCTCTGGGTTTGTACTGATTAAT